GAGATAATTCTTTCAAATGGCGGGTCACCAATAATCCCGCCATTCTCTATATTTTCTTTTATACCTTTTTTAATTATTTTTTCTAATAAACTTTCATTCATATTTTTTCACCTTAATATAAGTTTATAAAAGTCTGCTGTCTATGGTAGATCTCATATTTATATATTCTCCATTTATTGTAGAAATATTGGTAACGCTCCATAATCCTGTCACTCATGTATGATAATGAATAGGAGAGAACTAATGTTCCGACTACCATTAATTTCCAACAAGTATTAAAATGGACATGATAGAACATGGTCGTGAGCACACCACGACCTCGTGTGCAGTTCTGTCATGCCACATATCAATTTCACATTCCTGAATAATCAGGAGAAAGTGAGTCAAAACATTCTTGAGAAGAAAGACATCTTGTGGGTTCTCCACGAAAAATCTCCAAACTGTTTTACACTTGCGGAAAGGAGGTGGATCATGGACGAGCAAAAGCTTGATTTTTTTTTGAAACTTGTTATGCTAGGATTTGTGATAATTCTGGTTTGCATCACATTTTCCAAAGACATTAAAGATTTTCATATAACCATTAACCAGAATGGTATTGAAATTAATAGTGCGTATTACAAGGAGTAAATTCTTCGCTCAAAGTCATGATACACCTTCTTTGAAACAAGAGTGTACTTATCGAGGTCTGCTATCTATGGTAGACCTCATATTTATATATTCTCTCTTTTTGGATATATTTATTTCAACAGCTATAAGGAAGTTTTAATTATGAAAAAATTCACAAAAGAAAAGAAGCTTGTAATTTTTCTACTTTTAATTATCACTATATTAACTGGTACAGATATTTACTCTTTATACGAATTAAATTCAGAAAATAATCAAATAATTGAACTTAAATCAAAAAATTCAAAGTTACAAAAAGAAAAATCGAATTTAAAATCAAAAAACAATGAATATTTGTCCAGAATAAAAGAATTAACAAACAATAGAATTGGATTAGAAATAAAATTAAACGAAAAGGATAAGCAACTGTCTAATTTAAAAGACAAACAATCTACAATAGATGATCTAAATAAGCTTCTTGACGAAAAAGATGATACAATTTCTGATCTTAAAAAACAAATAGAATCTTATAAATCATATGAAGATGCTTATTATGACAGTGATTATTATAATAATGATTATTCTGAAGAAAATAATACATATACAGTTTATATCACCGAAAATGGCTCAAAATATCATAAAGATGGATGTAGATATTTATGGAATAGTAAAATTGCAATTGATATAAACGATGCTATAGCAGAAGGATATGAACCTTGTAGTGTTTGTAACCCATAAATTTAATAAAACACATACATATTAAAAGAGTAGTCAATCGACTACTCTTTATCTTTTATCCAATTTCCTTTATAGCATCTTTAAAGAACTGCAATCGTCCATTTACCATATCGCTATTAGATGTTCCATTAGAGCAGTATTGCAAATAATCCAAGTTCGTATCATATGATGCTAAAAATTTGTTCAACCATTCCATATATTTAGAAGTAGATTTAGAATCTCTAACCATACGGTACATTCCATAAATGCACATTGGAATTGTACTTGCTTTTATTTTTACATCTTCTGGAAGTTCTTCATTCAACTTATCTAATGCTTTGCGCAGATTTTCAATTTTCTTTTCTGCAAATTGTTTTTCATTTGGATCTGCAATCTTATCATTATAATACATAATAAATTTATTCATATCTACATCTCTAAATGAAGTAAAATTGTTTTTATCTGTCTTTTCTGTAAGCATTAAACATTGAATAACAATATCTCTGTCAAGGTTCTTTTTAAACTGAGCAGGAGATAAAACTTTTTCAAAGAATGGATGATCAGCAATAGAGTAAATAATTTCTCTAACTTCATTGCTTTCAATAGTGCTTCTTTTCTGTCCGTTTGAAAGTTGGTGTCCCATATTTATTCTTTCAAAAATATCAACAATTTCTTCTTCGGTTGCATCTGTCATTGTTATAATAGAAATATCTCTGTCATTAAATCTTGACTGAACAGCTTCGTCAAGCTTAGAAAATTTCTTTCCTGCGATTTCGTATTCAGTCCCATCAATTGTTAATGGTTTTAAATTCTTTGATAATTTAAATTCGTCATTAGCAAAGGCTGCGATTGTAGTAAAACGTTGCTTAAAATCAACTACATCAATCTCTTTTGTGTCACTGTGTTTATTCACAAGTGCAGGGTAAATAGGGTAGTTTCTTAACAAAGTATCAATAAACAATGACTTCTCTTTTGGTTTCCAAATACCAGCTCTACGTTGAATTGGTAAGTCAAAATTATATTTTCCCTTATTGATTTCACCAACCAACGATCTTAAACTTTTCGGACTTGTTTTAATATCTTCCATCCAGTTTGCCTCCTTCAAAAAATGCAAAAATTTTTATATTTTCACAATAGCATAATTGTAAAATTTTGTAAATAGAATTATTCAAAATTTGAATATTTTTCTTTCTGCATTATTCGACAAACTTACGTTCTGGATTGTAAAATTATGGTAAAGTGGTACAATAAGCTTTGAGGTGGATGCACTGAAAACAGTGCGAAATGGGAACTAGATATCAGTTACGGTCGCTATTTACTAGGTCTTAAGTTCACTCTTCTAGTATATGTATAAACATATCTATTTGGATATGTGTGTTTATTACATGCATATTAAAAGGAGGTGTGAATATGTTGAATATCAACATAGACAGTTTAACAAGGCTTGTAATTGCACTTACGGTTTTTGTTGCTGTACTTAAGTTTTAATTGATATCTAGTGAGGGAATATTATATCACTTTATATACAAGGGCTGGTCATCACGACAGTCCTCATTTTATTTATTCTCTTTTTACTGTTGAAATAATCATTGATGTTTGATACAATAAATTTGTACATACAACCAATTTTATTTTTATGTACTACCCCAATGTTACAATATAGGGAGTCTTTGATTTTCAATAATCTCAAAGACATTAGCACTACAAGAACAGCAACTTGTGGTGCTATTTTATTATTCTCTATTTTACTCGATTGAAATCAAGATTTCTTGGTTTCGTTCCATCTTATCTACCTCTAGGAACTGAGAGGTCAAACTGATTTACACGAGATATGAGATAAGTTCACATCATTTAACATGTCGTGTCATGAGTACGGAATGCATATTATAGTAGCATCGTTTCATATAACTACCACCAACGGTTGTCACTCTCTGAGGGCTTACCATTTTAAAGGTCTATCCCTGCGAACCAACTGAATTCATGAATTTTTACTATGTCTATTTAGTTTCCTTATAATAGAGTAGTACCATGAGTTTTACAGCCTTCCTCGCATATTGCGTCTTCGTTTATCGTATGTATAGCATACTTATCATAGTCAAAACTAACGTATCCGTTAGAAACCCTATGATGTCGGTACGTTCAAAACAATAACAATGATTTGATTAATACGCCACTAACGTATCAATGCCGACATTTTTAAAAGATAATGCTGCTCCAATTCCTGTAAGAATAGTTGGTAACAATCCAACTGTATCTACAAAATCAGTAGTACCTTTAATCAGAGTGGACAATAAATCAATACCATTCTTAATAGTTTCGGAGTCTATCACCTTAAACCAGAACTCCTGCGCACGATTCTCCAACTGTGCCATTTTACCATCAATACTATCAAGATAAGAGTTTAATTCGTTTTTTGCTGATCCCAATGCTTCTTCTGAAGATTTCTTAACAGCTTCAAGCTGTGTCGGATCTTGCAGTATCGCTGAAGCAATATTCGAACGGTTTTTGCCCGCTAATTCTTCAATTAAAGCTGTGGCATGATTTGTTCCCAGTTTTTTATCTTGTTCCTGAATCTCTTTATAGACCTTGGCTATACCGAGGAGGATTTGATATGTATTTTTATAATTTCCATTACTATCAAGAATATCAAAACCTTGATAATTGTTAGAAGCTACGGCAGTATAATCTTTGATTATCTGTTGTTTTTTTGAATTTGTTGCTTTTACGAAAGCATCTACTTCCTCATCCATTGCAGAAAGCTCTTCTTCGGCTTCTTCTGTACCAACCAATCTAAGAGAAATCGTGCGTAAACCTGCTGAAACACTATCTGCGTCCTGAATTGTTGCATTTGCTGTAGTGACTAAACTTGCAGCCTCATCAATTGTATTTCCCATGAGTGAGAGAGTAGCTGATGATTTTTGAAGGGCGGTGGCTAATTCATCTGTTGATATTGCATAATTATTACCTACTTCATTAAGCTTATCAACAATGGTCATTTTATCTAAGTCTTTATACGCTTGTCCCATAGCAACAAGTGACTTAGTTGCATCTTCAATATTATTAAATTCAGATACATTCAGGAGTACATTTGCTGTTTTCGCACTTTCGGAAGCTTCATCAAGCGACTCACCCAATCGCATATAGTCGGCAGTGCTTGTCTGTATCTGTTTTGCAGTTGTACCAACCGCATCTGCCGTATCAAATGTTGTATTCTGATAATTTTTTAAACTTTGCAAAGATTCATCAGATACTTTTCGCATTTCTGTGAGAGCGGTATTAAGTTCTCTTACGACACTTAAACCTTCTTTACCAAGATTAATAACATCATAAACACCAACCATTCCTGCCATCTGTGCAGCAATCTGATGGAATCCACTATTTTTTAAAGTGTCAAACAATGTTCTGCCAGCACGACCAGCTTCAACTTCGGCATTATAAATCTTTAAAATTTCACCATGAATCTTGTCAAGACTCATGCTAGGATTACCACTTTCAATTTCCGCATAGTAAGCTTTAATCTTAGCTTTTGCCTCAGAAGACATCTTGCTATTTTCATTGAGAAGCTTATGAATCTTGTCTAATTCTTTCTGACCTGAAACAAAGTTATATCCCTTCTCAGAAGCCGACATATTGGTAACAGTAGCGATAGTATCTTTAATTTTCTTTTCATAGTTATCTAATCGGTTGATATCATCACTTGTCACCAAACTAGCATCTTTACCCTTTAATTCATTAAGCAGAGTTTCATACTCTTTAACAGCATTCTTGACAGCCTGTACATTTTCTAAATATGTACTACTTGTCCAACCACCATCATTAAATCTGTCAATAGTTGTTTTATATTTGTCAATTTTGCCGTTATATGAATCTAACCGTTTATCATACTTATTAAGATTTACATTTGCATTCTGTTCTTTAGCCTGTGTATTTTCCTTAACTTTCTGAGTATTCTGCTCTAATACATTATTCTCTTCTTTAATTGAATTAGTAGCAGCCTCTACAGATGCAGAAACATCTTTATCAGGAAATGCGTCTTTCATTCCATTTGAAATATTCGTTTTCTGTCCAATCTTACTCTGTGCATCAGCCAACTTCTCAGCTTCTTTAGCAGCATCTTGATATGCATTACTAATATTCTCCACTTGTTTGACAGCACCACTCGTATTGCCACCCATATTATTCATGTTTTTATTAACATTGAGAATATTCTGACTCAGTTCAGAAAGTGACTTATCAATGTTCTGGATAGAAGAGAGTAGTGTTTTAGCACCAGAATCATCTACTTTACCAAAAGCTTTACTTAAACTTTGTACTTCTGATACAATACTTGACAATTCTTTTGATAAATTCTCAAACTGTTTAAAATCACCTGTTCCTTTACCAAGAGAGTCAAGCATTTTTTCGAGATTAGAAATTACACTGGATAATTTCTTTTCATCGACATTTAATTTGATTTTATATTCTTTGCCTTCAACAGTATCTAATCTGTCTTGGACTTGTTTCATATCTGAAAGTAGTTTTGCTACATTCGATTTGATTTCTACATCATACTGATATGTACCTGGCATTTTCTACCTCACTTTCTCAAAATTTGTTCTATTCTGTTATTTATAATTTTGTCTAAGCGACCACCAAATCCACTTTCAATATCTCGTTCAACATACATATATGGAGGTAATGATTGACGCATCATCCATTTTCCATGACCATGTTCTCCATCCATAAACATATAATCAAATGCAAGACTGGCATTTAATTTCTGATGATTACCTTTTTTATTAGAATATTTTCCGTCTTCTCTTGGTGCATCATATGTTTTTCCCCAACCATATCCAGCCCAACCAATATAATTATCCATTGCACCAGAATTAACCGAAAAACGAAGAATATTTCCTTTCCCTCGTGTTCTTGTAGAATCGAGAATTTTCATGAAATTATATGTTCTTTCATAAGACTGTGGAGTATAGTCGTTGTACCAATCTATCAATGAATATCTAACAGATTCTTTTAGAAGTTCATTTGCTTGCGGAGCAATTTCTTCTGCAATATGATTTTCAATTCTGTCTAACTTCTTTTTAAAATCTGCATATATATTTTTTGCCAATTTCATCACCTCCAAAATTTTCACTATTTATTCACTAAAATAGGAGAGCAGTATTACCACTCTCCACAAGAAAAGTTCTATACGCTGTGACACGCATAGAGCCTGTTTATTTCATAAGAAATTTGAAATTCATTACACCTCTCTAAAATTACCCTTCTTTGTAAATTCAAGAATTTTGTCTTCCAGATCCTCCTTTGGAATCTCATCAAGTTTTTTGCTGACAACATCAACAAGTGGTGTGAGAGTAGCATTTGCCAAATCAGAGATTCTATCAATCTGTTTGTTAATAAACGCCTGAGTAGTTGTCTCATTGAACTGAGTGTCAGACTGTTTCATTGTTAAAATGGTCTTGAACTCATTTAATTCACTCATAGGGATAAGCGGATAAGCCTTATCAGAGCCAACCATTAAAATATCAAGCAAACCAGAAGATTTGAGTGCATCATATCCATTAATAAAACCTTTATCGTTCTCATCAATCTCAAGGTCGGTATATAACTCAATTACGGCACGACAAAACTGTATATACTGAGCGACAGAATTAATTCTAATCTTATCTGTTTTACGATACTTTGTTTCTCCGTTATCGTCATAAGCTTCCTGTTCAAATGTTGTTTTATTTACGATTAACTGTGCATATGCATCTTTCTTAATGATTGAAATGTATGGAGTGATTTTGATTTTCTCTTTAACAAATCTATCCTTTAACTGCTGAGTTGCCATGTTATTGTATCTCTCTACAAATTCTAAAAGTCTCATATTCCTTTTTCTCCTTTACAAATGTGACTCGTTGACAAACTTCTGAATGTCATATGTATATCTAGTTCGTTTCTTTTTGCTATCTATTTGAATAGCATTATTATTTTTTAAATCGTTAATATTGAACGACTTCTTATTTATATTCTCCATCATCTTTACAAAGTCACAGACTTCTATAAAGAATGTGTCGTTGTTTTCATTCCTAAAATTACAAATAAATCCTGCGACAAGATTATGTTTACTTGCTTCTTGTAGGGATTTAATCTGGTTATCTCTAATCATTGATAATGGCAGACTTGTTGATTGAGTTGATTTTAATTCGAGCAAATACAATGTCTTTGAATCATCATCAAATAGAAGATAATCACAAATATTACTACTAGCAAATCTAGTATTATTTCCATTCCCAAACGATGCTGCATTATCCCTGAAACGATAAATCCAACACGTATTGGGGACAGAATCTTTAATCGACTGTTCAAAAATCTTTCCTGGATTCTGTGCTATTTCCTTTCACTCCTTTACATAACAAAAGAGCAGCTTCCGAAGAAACCGCTCTTTCTTAATTCTTATATTTAATTGTTATATGTACTTGGTTAGTTGTTAATAATCATAGAATAAAGTTCCCATTTGGCGTTTGGATATTTGCTGATATTTTCACAGACAAGTTTATGGACATCATTCATATTCACTAAATTCTTGTCAATATGAATTACTTTTCCACCTGTTATTTCGATTTCTTCACAAATTACATTGTAATACATTCCCATAGGCATACATCTCCTTTATCTTTTTATGCAAAATAATTCATATAAGTCTACATGTAACGCAAGAGATAAAGCGACTGCATGAGATAATAAAATATCAGAAGTATATCCATTTTCTAAATTAGAAATAGCAGTAGAAGATAGTCCGCATCTCTTGGACAATTCTGATATTGATATATTCTGTTTATACCTATATTCACCAACTTTATTCTTCATGTAATGTAGTATGCTTAGAATTATTTTGTATATTCATATAATACATAAGAAAATATTAACCAGAATTGGTAATTTTTGTGGTATAATATAAAAATACAGTTATTTTTTTTCAACTTCTTTTATTGGCAAACATAATACTTCTGGTTTTAATTTATCATGGTAAATATCATCGCCACCAGCATCTTCATAAATATTCCCTAATTCAAGGAAGGTTTTTATTCCTGATTTATCTATATAACCACGTTCTGTGAATTTCCCATGTAAGTCATAAAGTTGATTTCTAAGAGTTGCAACGGTCTTTGCTTTATCTTTAATCTCTTTTTGCACTAACGTATCTTTAATATCGTCAACACCTTGAGATATTTTTGATATTTCTTTATATTGCCAATTATCATGTTTTTCTAAAGTGGTTATTCTGTCTTCAATTGTTTCTTTGTCTTCTTCAAATCCAAATTTTATCCTAAGAGTCTTTTTTATCTTTCCGAATAAAAAAATAATTTTATCAATTCCTAAGATGATAATAAACAATCCCATAAGCCAAGGCGCAAAATCAAAACTGAGTAAATTTTCAATTTCAGTCATTTTTATTACCTATGATCTTTCTACTTTTCTGATTTAATAAAATTTTTAAATACTTCGTATAATCCCGTAGAAGCTAGTCCAGATACTAAACCACCAAGCAAAATCTCAGGTGTAAAACTCATATTCATCCATGTATTCAACACAACTCCAATTATTGCCATAATTAACGGAATATATTTATTGATTGTATCTGTTGTTACAAGATTTTTTAATACATAGCCAATACATAAGCAAATACCAACAATAATTGGCACTGCAAAATTTGTTAAAAATGTTACATCCATAATTTTTCCTCCTTTTATTTAAACTTTTTTAATTTTCCAGCCTTCAGAAGAATCAACATCTGATTATTCTGTTCTGCCGTGAACTGATAATTTTTAATTCCGTTTGCCTTTGCAATCTTTGCTCTAGCTTCCTTAGAAGAATCAATATGTACAGAATCTAAGGCTTTTGTAAGTGTTGTATATGATTTATTACATTTTGGATAATAAGCTGAATTGCTTGTAGAAGTAGAAGATGGTTTTGTTGTGGTTGTTTCTTTGTTGATAGAATAGATATACTCAACATGCCCGATTTGTTTTGGACGAGACGGATCAGATCCAACAAACAATATTGCATCTCCGACCTTTAAAATTTCAGGATTTGTAATATGACCATTTTTAATCTTTACTGGAACAGTTTCAAACAATGAACTTGTATAAATTCCTGCCGTGTTTAATAATGGTACATTATATCCAATTTTCTTAAACGTAGCACATCCACTAGAAGAGCAGTCTGAATAATACTTCCCCTTATATGGAGTATATGCAT